GGTGCTGGTGGTCGATGGCGTCGATCAACTCGCAGAAGAACGTTCGGCCCTGGGCCTCTAGGAAAAAATCACATGACTCAAGCAACTCAAGAAAAACCACTGCCCAAGTGGCTGCAACTCACCGAAGACGGCTTTCGCATCACCCTCAGGTACCCGACCGAACTCTCCGGTGTGTTGGTCGACAGCATGACCCTGCGCGCCCCCTGCGTACGCGACATCCGGGCCGCGCAGGCCACTTGCAATGGCGACGAGGAGAAACGCGAAATGTCGCTGTTTGCCTCGCTCACCCAGACCCCGGAGACGGACCTGATGGCGCTCAAGCTGGTCGACTACATGCGCCTGCAGGCCGGCTATTTTCGTCTGGTCCAGGACGACGGCGTTTGATGCGACCACGTTGAAGGCGCTGGCCAAACGGGTGGCCAAAGAGACCGGGTTCTCGGCGGCCGAGATCCTGGTCATGCCCTTCAACGAGCTGGTGTGGTGGCTCACGGATTGAGCCACCTTCCATTTTCTCCGACGCATAGGGTGCGCACATGGCGAACAAAATGGCGCTCGGCTTTGTCATTGGCGGCGCCGTCGATTCGACGGTGGGCAAAGCGTTCAAGGACGTCGAAAGCAAGATCAAACACCTGGACACGGTGGGCAGCAAAGCCCGGGTGTTGCAGAACACCATAGGCGACACAATCCGCCTACGCGAGGAGTGGCGCAAGGCGCACATGGCCGGTGCCGAGGGCGCGGGCAAGCTGCTGACCAAGCTCGAATCCAACCTCGACCTGCTGAAGAAACAGGGCGTTGAGGTCGGCCGGCTCAACAAGGCTTACGCCGCGATGGGCCGGGTGGCGGCCGGGGCCGAATTGAAGGCGCTGGGGCACCGTCAGCTGGAGGAGGGGCGATCCGGCCTCAAGAGCAGTATCGGTCAGGCCGGAGCGCTGACGGCGGCGGTGGCCATTCCGACCAAGGTCAGCGCGGACTTCAGTGCGATCATCCGCGACATCTCGATCAAGGCCGGCATTGCCAACACCAAGCAAGAGCAGGACATGTCCCGCACGATCATCACGACGTCGCAGGACACGGGCATGGCTCGCAACCAGGTGGCCGAGGTGGTCAACGCCCTGGTCGGTGCCGGCATGGATCTGAGCAAGGCCCTGGAGTACGCGCCGAAGGCGGCCAAGTTCGTCGTCGGCCAGGGGGCGGACGGCACCGAAACCGCAAAGATGATCAACGCCCTGGGGCAGAACGCCAAGATCACCGACCCGGCGATGATGCAGAAGGCGCTGGAGGCGATCGCCTTTCAGGGCCAGGCGGGCAGTTTCGAATCGGCGGACATGGCCCGCTGGTTTCCTGAATTGCTGGCCAACATGGGCAACCTGAAGATCTACGGCATGGACGCGGTGACCCAGCTGGGGTCGATGCTGCAGGTACAAATGAAGACCGCCGGCGGCGCCGATGAGGCGGCCAACAACCTGAAGAACTGGATGGGCAAGATCGGTTCGGGCGACACGGTGGAGGCGTACAAGAAGGCCGGCATCGACTACCAGGCGTCGATGACCACCGGCCTGCAGAACGGCATGTCGACGCTGGAGTCGAGTTTTGCCCTCGCTCAGAAGTACATCGCCGCGACCGACCCGAAGAAGGCCAAGGCGATGGCCGAGGCCACGGCCAAGATCAGCCAGGAGACCGATCCGGAAAAGGCCAAAGGCATGATCATCGCGCTCGAGGAGGCCCTGCGCACCGGTGACCTGTTTGCCGATATGCAGGTCAAGGCGGCCTTGACCGCGTACATGCAGAACAAGGATCTGTACAACCAGCTGAAAAAGGATTCGGCGGACGCCACCGGCATTCTCGACAAAAACCTGGCCGAGCGCCGGCAGACGTCCTCGCAAAAATGGGCCGAGATGGCCCAGAGCATGGACGACGGTATGCGCAGCATCGGCGACGCAATACGGCCGGTCACCGATGCGGTGGCCGATGGCATCACCGGCGTCGCCCGACGCCTCACAGCGCTCTCCGACGAAACCCCACGGCTGGTGACCGGCATTGGTACGGTCGTGGCCGGGTTGGTGGCCCTGAAGACGGCGGTCAGCGCGTTCAAGATGGGCAAGGGGCTGATGAACATTGGGCGCGGCACCCTGATGGGCAACCCGAACATTCCGCAGAAGGTGATCGTCACCAATCTGCCAGCCGGTGGCGGCGGACTGGATGGTGGCCTGGACGGCGATGGCAAATCGGAGAAGTCCGGCAAGCCCGGCGCACGCGGCGGGCGCGGTGCCAAAGTCCTCAGCGGCATGAAAGGCCCAGCCGTACTTGCGGTAGCCGATGCCGGCTACAAGGCGTGGGACACCTACCAAAATGCGGAGACTCAGGACGAAAAGGCCGAGGGCTACGGACAAGCCGCCGGCGGACTGGCGGGCACGCTGGCCGGGGCGGCCGCCGGTGCCGCCATCGGCACGGCGGTACCGATCATTGGCAACATCGTCGGCGGACTGATTGGCGGTTATCTCGGTTACATGGGCGGTGATGCCCTCGGCAGTTCCGTGGGCAAATCACTATTTGGCACCGAAGAATCGCAGAGAACCTTGCCGGCTGCCGGGCCGCTGATGATGGCCAACGCCGGGCAGAACCTGCCGCCGGTGATGGGCAACATTGCCCGCTCATATGCACCGGTGGCCGCCAGCGGCTCACGCAGTCCTGGTGCGCCGGTGGTGCCAAAGCCCTCGGCTGTGCAGAACCTGTTGCCAGAGCGGCACGCCGACGGCGCTGCATTGGGCGACGTGACGCGATCCCTGACCGCTCCAGCAACGCCCAGTGTGCCGGCGCTGTTGGCCCCGGTGCCGGTTGCGGCGAAGAGTGAACCGCCGAAGATCGAGCAGCGGGTCGAGATCCAGGCCCCGCTGAGCATCACCGTGCAGGGCGACGTGAAAGATCCGGCGCAATTGGCGCGCGAGCTGCGGCCATTCATTGAACAGCAAATGCGCGATGCCACGCACCAGCTGCAGAACCGCAAGCTGTACGACGAGCCGCATGTCTAACGAGGAGGGCTTATGGCCTACATGGAACAGCTGCAGGCTGGCCTGAAAAATCTGGCGGCGGCGGGGGAGACTGGGCGTCGCAGCCTGGACGGCATGATGGGGCCGGTCAACGGCGCCATCAGTGAAATCAGCGGCGCGGCCTCGGAGCTGGAGGGCTTGCCAATCGTGGGCCCGGCGGTCAGTCAGAAACTGCAACGGGTCATGCGCGGTGTCAACGCCGCGCAGGCCAAAGTGGGGCAGGTGGTGGCCACGTACAACAAGGCCACGCGGGCCGTGTCGCAGATCGATGAGCGCATGGGGCAGTTGAAAGAGCAGGCCGCGCGGGCGTCCACCGCGATCAACAAGATCGCCGGCAAAGTCAGTCCCTCGCTGGCCAACATCGTGCCCACCGGTTCGCTGGCCGGCGATGCCACGCCATTGCCGGAGGCGGTCACGCCGTTTCCGCACTTGCTAATCATCCAGCCGCAGGATCCGAAGGCACAGCCTTACTACTTCAACCTGGACACCGCCGCCTTTGACGAACTGCGGCGTTCGACGGAGTTTCGTTGGGCGTCCCAGGAGCGCCTGAGTCGGCGACCGGCGCAGCAAGCGGTCGGCATGGGCGAAGAGAAGATCACCCTCAAGGGCGCGATCTTTCCCGGGTTCAAAGGTGGGCTCAAACAACTGGACACCTTGCGCAGCCTCGGTGCGCAGTTGAAACCCCTGACTCTGACCACCGGTTATGGCGACGTGCTGGGCACCTGGTGCTTGAAGAACGTCGAAGAAGAACAGAGCGTGCTGCTGCAGGGCGGGATCCCGCGCAAGCAGGCGTTCACCTTGGAGTTTGCGCGCTATGGCGACGACCTGCAGAACGTCTGACGGGGATCTGCTCGACACCCTGTGTTACCACGCTTACGGCCACCTCGGCGGCACCGTCGAGGCGGTACTGGATGCCAATCAGGGGCTGGCCGATGAGCCGCAACCGTATCGTGCCGGTATTGTCATCGAACTGCCGGATCTTCTCAGTGCGACACAAGAGGGTATAGCGCTTTGGAATTGATGAACTATAGTCATTGTGTAGCCGCTTCACTCCCCTTCAAAACCCGCCTCGTGCGGGTTTTTTTATGGAAAAAATAAATGACTCCCGCCTTTCGCGTCGTCGCCAATGGCGCCGACATCACGGCGCTGATCAATGATCGGCTGCTGCAACTGAAAACCACTGACAAGACTGGCATGGAGTCCGACGAGTTCGAGCTGCGCATCGATGACCGTGACGGTGCCGTGGCCCTGCCGCCGCGCGGGGCCGGCATCGAGATCTACCTCGGCTACGCAGGAACCTCATTGACCCGCATTGGGCGCTACGTCGTCGATGATGTGGATTTCTCCGGACCGCCGGACACCCTGGTGATTACCGGCAAGGCCAGCGACATGCGTGGCAGTGGCAAGACCACGCGTAGCGGCAGCTGGGAAGACGTGCCCTTGTCGCGCATCGTCGCCGATGTTGCCGCGCGTAACGGCTGGCAGCCGGTGTGCCCGGTACAGACCAAGGTGCCCCGGGCCGATCAGCTCAACGAGTCGGATTTCAACTTCATCACCCGCCTGGCCAAGCAGTACGACTGCACCGCCAAGGTGGCCGACGGCAAATTGCTGGTGATGCCTCGGCAGGCCGGGCAACGCGCCTCGGGCAAGGCCTTTGGCGTGGTCGTGCTTCATCGCCGTGACGTCAGCCGCTTTCAATTCCGACTGGGTGATCGCAACAGCCATAAGGCGGTGTCGACCAAGCACCAGGACAAGAAAAACGGAAAGCTCGCCGTCGTCACCCTGGACAACGACGACTCACCCGACGGCCTGCCGCCGGTGCACACCGATCGTCACATCTACCCCAACAAGTCGGCGGCCGAACAAGCCGCCAAGGCTCGACTGGCGGCCTTCAATCGCTCGACGGCCGGGGTTCGTCTGGAAATGCCCGGGCGCACCGACCTGTTCGCCGAGCGCATGATCGATGCCCAAGGCTTCAAGGTCGGTTTCGACGGGGAGTACCTGGTCGATTCGGTAGAGCAGGTGTACACCCAGTCCGGCTGGAGTACGACCGTCGAGTGCAACGGTGGCAAGCAGGGCAAGGCGAAAGCCAAAGGCAAAAAGAAAAAGTCGGCGAAGGAGCTGAAGGTCGTTCAGCTCAAGCAGTAGCGCCGCAACCCCTAAACCCCATGGAGACCCGCGATGTCACTGACAGAACGGCAGCTGCAACGCATCATGCCCAACGCCCGCCGCCAAGCGGGCGTTTTTGTTTCTGCTCTCAACGCGGCGATGGCCCATCGGCAGATCAACACGCCGAAGCGGCAGGCTGCGTTCCTGGCCCAGGTCGGGCACGAGTCCGGCCAGCTGCAGTACGTCCGCGAACTGGGCGGCGACCAGTATCTGAGCAAGTACGACACCGGCAGTCTGGCGATGAAGCTGGGCAACACCCCGGAAGCGGACGGTGACGGTCAGCGCTATCGCGGTCGTGGCCTGATCCAGATCACCGGCCGCAACAATTACCTGCGCTGCAGCCTGGCGCTGTTCGGCGATGAACGCTTGCTGCGCACCCCGGAGTTGCTCGAGCTGCCGCAATGGGCTGCCGAGTCGGCCGCGTGGTTCTGGTGGGTGCGTGAGCTGAACGCTCTGGCGGATAGGGATGAATTCGAAGCGATCACCCGCAAGACTAACGGTGGTCTGAACGGCCTGGCGGATCGGCTGCAATTGTGGGAACGGGCGAGGGCAGTGCTATGCGTGTCATCGACCTGATCCCCGCGCCGTATCGGCTGCTGGCCAAAGGCACGTTGCTGATCGCCTTGATCGGTGGTTCTGCCGCGTCGGCCTGGCAGGTGCAGGACTGGCGCTACGGTCGCGAGCTTGAACAGCAAGCCCGCCTGCAGGCGGAAACCCTGAACCAACTGACGATGGCCGCTGCCGCACAGCAACAAGCCGAGCAGGACAAACGTCTGGCCCTGGAACAGCGGCTTTCCGCCAGTGAACACACCCATTACCGAGCCCTGAGCGATGCCCAACGTGATCAAGGTCGCCTGCGCGACCGCCTTGCCACTGCTGATCTGCGCCTGTCAGTCCTACTCGACGCCGCCGCTGTTGCCGCCAGTGGCCACACAGTGTCAGCCACCCCCTCAACCGGCGGCGTGGTTCATGGCGCCACAAGAGCCCAACTTGACCCAGCGCATGCTCAGCGAATTATCGGCATCACCGATGCCGGCGATCAAGGACTGATCGCCCTAGCGGCCTGTCAGGCCTACGCCAAAGAAGTCTCAACACCGAAGTGAAAAGAGCGACCGGTTTGGATGCGTCAACATCCAAGCCGGTCGCCGTCCCTGCAGAATGTCCCTGCAAGTCCAGCCAAGGCTCTTACTCCGTGCACGAAGCGCGGCGAGCCTAGCACCTGTTTATCCATACAGTAAAGGTCTTGCTCTTAATGTCTACACCTATCATCCCTTGGATGGGCGGCAAACGCCGCCTGGCCGACCGCCTCATTCCGCTTTTTCCACCACACGAATGCTACGTCGAAGTCTTTGCCGGCGGTGCCGCGCTCTACTTCATGCGGCCCCAGGCCGCGCCCGTCGAAGTCCTCAATGACATCAACGGCGACCTGGTCACGCTGTACCGCGTCGTGCAGAACCACCTGGAAGAATTCGTGCGCCAATTCAAATGGGCGCTGAGCTCACGCCAGGTGTTCGAGTGGCAGAAGATGACTCGCCCTGAAACCCTCACTGACATCCAGCGCGCTGCTCGATTTTTCTACCTGCAGCACCATGCCTTCGCCGGCAAGGTCACCGGGCAGACCTTCGGTACCGCCACCACCGGCCCGGCCATCAACCTGCTGCGGATCGAGGAGAACCTCTCGGCCGCCTGGCAGCGTCTGTCCGGCACTTACGTTGAACACCTGCCCTGGCTCGAATGCGCCGAACGCTATGACCGTGCCCACACCTTCCACTACATGGACCCCCCTTACTGGAAGACCGCTGGCTATGGGGTGGACTTTCCGTTCGAGAACTACGAGCGCATGGCCGACTTCATGCGCCGCTGCAAAGGCAAGGTGATGGTTAGTATCAACGACCACCCAGACATCCGGCGTGTGTTCGAGGGCTTTCACTTCGAGATCCTGGACATCCGCTACTGCAACACCAATCAACGTCAGGGGAAGGCTGAAGTGAGCGGTGAGTTAGTGATCATGAATTGGGAGCCTGCGTCGTTAGGTGGATTGTTTTAATTACCAGAGCTGTCCACCAGCGTAATAGAGCCAGCAGGAAGGTCAGACAGATGGATCGCTGATAGGGTTGATCACGCTGCTTTGCTGATTGCGGATATTGCCCACAGGGCGGTCGACCTTGAACCACTCGAAAACCACAGTCGGTTCCCAGTGCAACAGCATTATTTGCTCGGCGCGCTTTTCCGGTGTAGCCGGATTCAGCCATTCCCGGGCCAGTTCGGGATTGAGCGTCACCGGCTGCCAGTCGTGAACATCCACCATGCCGCCCTCGGTGCTGACGAACACGAAGCCGTCATGCGCGTCCGGTTCATGCTCTGCGTTGGGGTACTGGCCTATCACGGCGCAGAGGATTGGGGCGCGATCTTTACGGCGGATCAGGTAGGGCTGTTTCTTCGCTCCACCCTCATCAACCCACTCAAACCAGTTGTCGATCGCGATGATCGCCCGGTGCGGCCATATCGATCTGAAGAGTGGATTGTGGACAACTCTGTCTACCCGGGTACTGGTCGAGGCAGAATGATCCATTGCCCAGTGCGGCCGCCATCCCCAGCGCACCATGTCGGCTCGCAGAAACTGACCTTCCTGGTGGAAGAGGGCGAGCTGAGCGGGCGGCGCGGCGTTGTAGAACTCGAAAGGCTGGTCGCCTGCATAGTTGATCAATGCATTGGGAATGCTGAGCGCCGCGACAAAGTCATGAATGCCTCGGTACTGGGAAAGACGTCCGCACATGGTTGGAGCCCTCCGGTTGTGCTTTCAGCGTAGACTCAGCACTTGGCGGCTTGATGACGAAGCCTTGTCTGGCGCAAACGGGCGTGCCCAGACCTCACCGTATCGCCGTCACTGTTGGTGGCCTACCGCGCGAACGTGTATGTACCGGTGCTCGAAAGTCCACAGCGAATGCGATCCGCGCGGATCTCCTGTTGGAACTGCAAAAAACAATGCGAGGGTGGTTTCCACCACCCTCGTATCCTTTCACGCGCGCGATGCCTCAGACGCTGCCATAAACAATGTCGCTAGTCAGAATATCGACCCCGACCAAGGTGATGGTCGTGACTTGTCCGCCTGTTTCGGCCACCGACACAATGCTGTCTGTGCCGCTGTTGTCGATCTGGACAACCGCGTTCTGGTCGCCGTTGAGCACCAGCGTGTCTCGCAGATTGGCGTCCGCATCGAAGCCGGTGACCTGGTACTGGTTCTCGGTGAATGACAGATCGACGTTGAAGGCATCCCGCTCACCGCCCGTGCCCACCAGCGTGTAGTCGAAGGAGCCGGTCAAGTCGTTGGCAAACAGGTTGGCGTCGAACGTACTCGTCGCCGAGTCCCCATCCCTGTCCGTCACCGTCGCGTTGAATGTCAGCTGGATATCACTGGCCAGGCTCTCGGTCTCCTGAATGAACTGGATCACCGGGATCTTGATCGTGCCCAGGCCCATCGTGAGCTGAACAGCGTCGATCAGCGTCGCGTCCTCCTTCTCGATGACGAAGGACTTCTGTCCTCCGGCTTCCGAGGTCAGATCAGCGGCAAGAACCTTCGTCGGCGAACCCGAGGTGGTGCCGTCCGCGTAGAAGATCGTGTAGTACAGCTCTTCCGTTGCCGGGTTGTACCCTTGCACTGAGTTGTCGATGAATACTTTCATGCTCGACAACAAAGACTCGGGATTGATGACGAAACTCTCGTCACCGGCATTGATGCCTGCTGTTGTGTTTCCATCCAGGTTGTTGTTGGCGATCCCGATGCCGGACGTGCTGACGTTCATGTTCGCGGTGCCGATGAACGCAAACCCACCGGCTTCTACCTGCGCTTCGGTGAGATCGGGCGCTCCCAGCCCGATGGCGGAAAATATGTCGCTTGAGGAAGTGGTTGCGTTAACACCAAAAAAGACAATCTCCTCAGATGGCGAAGGAATAGTCGGTGGATCCTGCTCTGGAATCAACAATGTGCGCACTGGATCCGGGCCGCCGGCACCGAGCGCGCCATCGGCACTGCTGAGCACGACCGTCGAACTGAAGCCTTGCACCAGATCCAGTACAT